CAGGTGTTACAGTAACTCTACCAGCAGCTACAGGTTCAAAAGCTGTTTACACATTTGTAATTACAACAGCAGTTACATCTAATAACTACATTATTCAAGTAGCTAATTCAACAGACACTATGAACGGGTTAGCTTCAGTAGGCGGAACTACAGGGGCTGTATTTAGTACTCTTCCAGCTTCTGACACAATCACTATGAACGGTACAACAACAGGTGGTTTAGTTGGTTCTTACGTTCAAGTTACTGATCTTGCAGCAGGTGAATACTTAGTAAGCGCAGCTTTAGTAGGTTCTGGTACTCCAGCAACTCCATTTAGCGCAGCTGTATAATTAATCATGGGGGCACTTAGCCCCCTTACTAAAATAAAGGAGATTAATTATGGCAATGCAATATGATGTACAAAGTGCTCATGCAAACGTTAGCTCTCAGATGGTCGTAGGACGCACAAGAGTTAAAGGTATTGTATTAGGTGGTGCTGCAGGTACTCTAAATCTATGGGATGCAACTAAAGCTCCAACAGCAGTTACTTATGCTAGAAGCGCTGGCGGTGTTATCACAATCACAAAAAATGCTCATGGCTATCAAGTAGGTCAAAAAGTCGGTTTAACATTTGCTGCAGGTACAGGCGGTCAAGCCACTAATGGTAACTACATTATTCTTACTGTAGCTACTAACACTTACACAGTTCAAGATATTAATACAGGTGCTATTACTGCTGGCGCTAATGCTAATGAGAATACTCGTTGGATGTTTTCAGTAGATAATGCAGATACTGTTCCATACAATATTGTTGTTCCAGGTGAAGGAATGATAGCTGATAACGGCGTTTATGCTCAATTAGTTAGTGTTCCAAGCGTAGAAATATTCTATGGCTAATAAGAAAAAAGGCGTATCATTAGCAGTCGGACGTGGTGAGAAGCTCCCTGTGTCTAAAGGCGCAGGTCTTACCGCTAAAGGGCGTGCTAAATATAATGCAGCTACAGGTTCAAATCTAAAGGCGCCTCAACCACAAGGTGGTGCTCGTAAGAGATCATTTTGTGCAAGGATGTCTGGTATGCCTGGTCCTATGAAAGATGAAAAAGGTAGACCTACTCGTAAGGCTGCTTCGTTAAAAAGGTGGAATTGCAAATGACGAAATATTTTGAACATATAGATGAACCTACTAAACATTTAATAGACGGGATTTCGGTGGCAACAGTTATGGGTACATTAATGAGTTGGTTACCATCTATTGCAGCACTATTTACTATTATATGGACAGCTATTCGTATATATGAAACTAAAACTGTGCAAGGCTGGTTTAAAAAAGGTAAATAAATGAAATCATTTATTGAAAGAGTATTTAAATCCAAGCAACGAAAGCAAAAGGAGTTATTAGATGAAATCGCTAATACACAAGTTAAAGAACAAGCTACAGAAGCTGTTGTCGAAGCTATCATTAAAGAAGTAAAAGAAGATATTAAAAAAGAAGAAGTAGTTAAGCCTAAAAAACCTAATCACTTCTCAGATTGTAATTGTTTTAAATGTTTAAGGTGGAAACAAAATGCCTAGTAAATCTAAAGCACAACATAATTTAATGGCAGCGGTAGCTAATAACCCAGCCTTCGCTAAGAAAGTTGGTATTAAAAAATCAGTAGGAGAAGAGTTTATGAAAGCAGATAAAGCTAAGAAGTTCGGATCAGGTGGAGCACTTAAGGCAGTTGATTCAAGTGACAATCCTGGATTATCAAAATTACCAACGGAGGTTAGAAATAAAATGGGATACATGAAAAAAGGTGGTATGACTAAAAAATACAAAGAAGGTGGCATGATGGACAAAAAAGATATTAAACAAGATAAAGCTATGGCTAAAAAAGCTGTAGGTATGCACGAGAAACAATTACACGGCGGTAAGAAGTCAGACTTAGCTGCACTTAAAAAAGGCGGCATGGCTAAGATGGCTAAAGGTGGTATGGCTAAATGTGCTAAAGGCGGCGGCATTGAAGTTCGCGGTAAAACTAAAGGCAAGATGTGCTAAGGAGCTAACATGGCTAAAAAAGTTAAAAAATACGCTGACGGTGGGGATGCATTACTATCAAGAAAAGATTTTGCAGACAAGAATAAACAAGAATTAGATAAAGCAATTGAAGAGCGCGATAGAGAAAAATATTTACAAAGACGAGGTATTGGGTCTGCTAGAGCTTATAAAGAATTTAGACAAAAAGGTGAAGAAGGTATTACAACCAAACCTCCTTTAATTGAAAGGGCATTAACTTTGGGCCAGGAAACAGAAGATAGTCCTGAGTATCAAGGTGCTAGAGAAATGAAAGAAGCCATTACAAAAGAAAGAGCCAGAATAGATATACCAAAAGCTATGAAAAACTATAAAGGCAAGAAAAAGGGTGGAACAGTTAAATGTATGTCTTCAGGCGGATCAACTGCTTCTAAACGAGCTGATGGTTGTGCTGTAAAAGGTAAAACAAAAGGAAGGATGATTTAATCATGGCATTTAAGGGATTAGATAGAATGAAAAACGCAATGGACAAAGTTCAAGACATGCAAGAAAAAGATCCAAATGAAATGGCAGCTGAAAAACTCAATAAAGAAATAAAAGAAGTTCAAGAAAAACAGAAAAAAGAGTTTGATATGCCAAAGAAAAATATACCTCTTAATGATGATATGGGTCCTTTACCTAAAAAGAAATATAAATCAGGTGGTTCAGTATCTTCAGCATCTAAACGTGCAGACGGTATTGCAACTAAAGGTAAAACAAGAGGAAAGATCTGCTAATGAGACCTTCACGTGGTATGGGCGCTATAAAGAAAACTAAGATACCTAGTGCTACTGAGAATAAAATGCCTAAAGGCGTTGTTAAAAAACGTCGTGATAACACAGATTTTACTCAGTTTAAAGAAGGTGGCACAGTAAACAAAGCTGGTAACTACACAAAGCCTAGTCTTAGAAAAAGAATCGTAGCTCAAGTAAAAGCTGCTGCAACACATGGTACAGGTGCCGGCCAATGGTCAGCTCGTAAAGCACAGTTAGTTGCTAAGAAATATAAAGCTGCAGGTGGCGGATATAAATGAGTGCATTAGCTAAACCACAACGTTCACTAAAAGCATGGGGTGAACAAAAGTGGAGAACTAAGTCAGGTAAAAAGTCTAGTGAAACAGGCGAAAGATACTTACCTGAAAAAGCAATAAAAGCATTAAGCCCTCAAGAATATGCAGCAACAACAAAGGCTAAAAGGGAAGGGAAAGCTAAAGGTAAACAGTTTGTAGCTCAACCTAAATCTGTTAAACAAAAAGTAAAACCTTATAGAAGAGTGAAATAATGGCAACCACGTATACCTCGGATTTTAATTTAGACCTCAATACACTTATTGAAGAAGCTTTTGAACGTTGTGGTCAAGAGTTGCGTACAGGATATGACTTTAGAACTTCAAGACGTAGCCTTAATCTATTAACTGTTGAGTGGGCTAATCGTGGTATTAATTTGTGGACCGTTGAACAGGGTCAAATCACGTTAAATCAAGGTCAAATTATGTATCCGTTGCCTGTAGACACGATTGATTTGTTAGACATGGTGACACGCACGGGCACTGGGCAAAATCAGCAAGACATTAATATTAATCGTATCAGCGAGTCAACCTATATTACAATCCCCAACAAAAATGCAACGGGTCGTCCTATACAAGTGTGGGTTAATAGACAATCAGGTAATACCGTAAATACGCTAGCGACTTTAACTTCAGCTATTACCGCAACAGATACAACTATTCCTGTTAGTAGTACAGAAAAATTTCCATATAGTGGATTTGTTCAAATCGATAATGAGGTTATTCAATACACAAGTATTACGACTACTTCTTTGCTAGGATGTATTCGAGGTGTTAATAATACAGGAGCTTCAACCCATAGTTCAGGTGCAGCACTTAAAGTATTGCTATATCCTAATATTAATGTGTGGCCAGCACCTGATCAAAGTGAGTATTACACATTCGTATATTATAGATTACGTAGAATTTTAGATGCTGGAGGCGGAGTTAATACACAGGATATTCCATTTAGGTTTCTTACTTGCATGGTAGCAGGGTTAGCTTATTATTTATCTATGAAATTACCAAATGTAGACCCAGGTCGTCGTGCAGAATTAAAAGCCGACTATGAACAACAGTTCCAACTTGCTGCAGATGAAGATAGAGAAAAAGCAAGCGTTAGGTTTGTACCGAGGGAGATGTTCTATCATGGATAGAAAAGGTGTTGAAGAAGCCTTAAAACAAATACTACGAGAAGAGCAAGCGGATTTAAGAAAAGGATTAAGTATTTCAGGTGGCGGAAGTAAAGATAAAGATGCTACATCTATAGGGGGAAGAGCTCAATATAGACAACCACTAGATGATAAATCGGCTATCGAAATTGGTTTATCAGGACACTACGCTAAAGGTAAAAATTGGAAAGATGCGGGGTTAGATCATGGGGATCTTACTTACGAACAAAAATTAGATAAAAATGATTTACTTAGGGCTTCACTAGGTGCGGGTAGAGGAGGCGTTGATAGTGGGTTTATAAGCTATGAAAAAGAATTTAAAAAAGGTGGCAAAGTTAAAAAATCTATCAAACCTAAAGTTCGTGGTCACGGCATTGAGAAAAAGGGTAAAACTAAAGGCAGGTTCGTTTAATGCCTAGTAAATATTCAAGCGGTAAAAATGCGATTGCTCAATGTGATCGTTGCAATTTTAGATATAAACTATCGCAATTAAAACGATTGGTTATTAAGACCAAAAATGTTAATATACTGGTATGCCCTGAATGTTGGGAACCGGATCAACCGCAGTTGAGTCTTGGCCTATATCCCGTCTCGGACCCGCAAGCCGTACGAGATCCAAGACCTGATAGCCCAAGTTATTTTCAGGCTGGTTTAAATGGACTTCAAATATTAGAACAAACAGGACCACTACAAAGTGAAACAGGCGTACCCACTATGGGCAGTAGAATTATACAGTGGGGGTGGAACCCAGTGGGTGGCGCAAGAGGATTTGATACAGGTTTGACCCCTAATGATTTAATAGCACAAGGTCAAGTAGGCACAGTAACAGTAACAACAACTTAAGGAGAAGTAACATGGCATATAAATCAGGAGCTGACGGTATTACCAAACAAGGTAAAACCAAAGGTAAAAATTTAGGCAATGACGGCGCTAAAGTAGGTATTGAAAAAGGCCCTAAACATACAGGTTCTAAAGGCGGTAAAAAGAACATTGATATGAAAACTATGGGTCGTGGTTTAGCTAAAGTTGCAGCACAGAAAAAGGGATAATAATCATGGCAGAATATAAACAACCAGTAATTGTTCCCAATGCGGACATTCATTACAGTCAAGATCCTAATAAATTAAAGTCTCAACAAATGGGTCATGGCACAGGTACACCTCGTGTAAGCGCTGGTGATCCAGGTCGCAACGATGTTAAAACTGACGGTATTACAATCCGTGGTTGCGGTGCAGCAACTAAAGGTACTAAAGCTAGAGGCCCAATGGCGTAATAAATGAATTATAGTCAGCTCGTAGCACAGATACAGGATTACACGGAAAATCAGTTTACTACTACTGTAGTAAATACCTTTATCCAACAAGCAGAACAACGTATTTATAATACGGTGCAATTACCTGCACTCCGTAAAAATGTAACGGGTACTACTACAGCTGGCAATAAGTACTTAGGTATGCCAAGTGATTGGTTAGCCACATTTAGTATGGCGGTGATCAATAGTAATAACGAATATACATACTTGTTAAATAAAGACGTAAACTTTATTCGTGCAGCGTTTCCTGATACAGATAGTACTTTTTATGGAACTCCTGAATACTACGCAGTGTTTGATCAGAATACATTTATATTAGGCCCAACACCTGATGCTACTTATACTATGGAGCTACATTATTTTTACTACCCTACATCTATTGTTACTGCAGGCAATACATGGTTAGGGGATAATTTTGATTCTACTCTACTCTATGGATCTTTACTTGAAGCCTATACTTATATGAAGGGCGAAAAAGATGTACTAGATAATTACAGAGTAAGATATGATGAAGCTATGTTATTATTGAAACAACTTGGCGATGGAAAAGATAGGCAAGATGCTTATCGTTCGGGTCAAGTTAGATACCCAGTTAGATAAAGGATAATAAATGTTAGACAAATCAAACGGTGTGCTTTTAGAAGGCGATGTAAAAGTGTATACTACGCAATATAGAGGTTTTACACCAGAAGAAATTGCAGAACAAGCAATTGGAAAAATTATGTATGTAGGCAAAGATTCACATCCTGCAATTAGAGATCAAGCTGAAGCGTTCAAAGGTTATATTTATGAAGTTTTAGTAGGAGCTATAAAGCAAGGTATTGAGTCTAATCATACGACTTTAGCAAATCGTCTTCGTGACGCAGGGCATTCAGAACTTATAAAAATATTGGAGGATTAATAATGGCTATTTCACAAGCAATGTGCACGAGCTTTAAGGTAGATATACTGAACGGCATTCATGCATTTGGAACTACAGTTACTCGCGCGACTACCGCAGCAGATACTTTTAAAATTGCATTGTATACATCAAGTGCAACTTTAGGGGCTACTACAACTGCGTATTCAACATCAAACGAAGTTGCTACCGGTGGGGGATATACAGCGGGCGGTAATACGCTTTCCGTATCTCAAGTACCTACTTCAACTTCTACAACAGCCTTCTTAAGTTTTAGTAATTCAACTTGGGCAGGTTCTACAATCACTGCAAACGGTGCGTTAATATATAACAGTACTCAGGCAAGTAAAGCGGTTGCTGTATTAGCATTTGGTGGGGATAAGTCTTCAACTTCTGGCGATTTTACGATTGTATTCCCAGCAGCTGACGCTTCAAACGCAATTATTCGTATAGCTTAATAGGAGCTTATTATGGCTCTTGTGCTAAAAGACAGGGTTAAAGAGGTAACCACAACGGTTGGCACTGGAAGCATTGCTTTAGGCGGTGCTACAGCAGGTTATCAACCATTTTCTACTATCGGCAACGGTAATACGTGCTATTACACTATTTCTAATTCTGGACCGGATTGGGAAGTAGGTATTGGTACATACACATCTTCAGGCAATACCTTAAGTCGTGACACTATTCTATCGTCCTCCAACGGTGGAAGTATTGTTACATTACCTTCTGGTCAAAAAGATATATACCTTGTCTATCCTGCGGAAAAAGCAATTTATGAAGAAGCTAATGGCGACGTTATTATTAAGCCAGGGGTCCTTACAGTTCAAGGTCCTGGTGTAACTTCTTATACTACTTTAACTAATAGTGTTGCTCAAGTCTTTGCTAATCAAAATGATTACGCACAAATTAACGTACAAAACCAAAACAGTGGGGCTTCTGCATCTGGTGACTATGTAGCTACTGCAGATAATGGTACAGCCACTACTAAATTTATTAGTATGGGTATCAATAGTTCTGGCTTTTCAGACGCTGGATTTACTATTGTGGGCGCTTATGGTGGATATTTATATGGGCATGATGGCGACTTAGCTGTTGGTACTGCTACAGCTAACAATATTAAATTCTTTACTGGTGATACACTCGCTGCAAATGAAAAAGCTAGAATCGTAGACTCTACAGGTAATTTTTTAATTGGTACTACGTCTGATACTGGGTACAAATTAAATGTAAACGGCTCTGCTTATATTGATGGTGCGGCTACATTTGGCTCTACTGTTTTATTAGATGCTGACCCTACACTAGCGTTACAAGCGGCTACAAAACAATATGTTGACCAACAAACTACTGCAGCATTAAATATTCATACGCCAGCACGAGTTCATACAACTACTAATTTAAATGCTACTTATACTCAAGGCGGTACTACATTTGATATTACAACAATTACAAGTAATAAGATTTTAACTACAAGCGTCAATCACGGATTATCTGTAAATGATGTTATTTGGTTATTTAGTACAGCCGGTAATGGATTAGTTATTAACTATCCGTATTTTGTTTTTTCAACCCCAGCATTAAATCAAATAACAATAAGTTTACTCTATGATGGTGCTGAGCTTACAACATTAACTAATGCAACAGGCCTTACTTACGCAACAAGAGCAAATGCTGGTGTCGGAGCTACATTAACTAATGCAGGCACAAACGCGGCGCTAGTTATAGACACTAAAACGCTTAATGTAAATGATAGGGTGTTAGTAAATAATCAAACAACACAATTGCAAAATGGTGTTTACACAGTTACAACTGTAGGCGCTCCCGATTCTCCAGGTCCAGGTGTTGCATGGGTATTAACTAGAGCAACTGATGTAGATACATATATACCTGCTGATACTAATGGTATGAGTGGAGGAGACTATGTTTACATTCAAGAAGGTGCGCAAGGCGCGGGTGACTCTTTTGTAAATACTAATGTCGGTAGCATAGCAATTGGGTATTCGGACATAACATACACTCAGTTTTCTGGTGCTATTACTTATGTTGGCGGTACAAACATTGATGTTACAGGACAAACTATATCTCTTACAGGTACAGTAGCTGCAACAAATGGTGGTACAGGAAATAATACAGTTACAACAGGTGATCTACTTTATGGTTCAGGTACAAATACTTGGGGTAAATTAGGTATAGGTACATCTGGATTTGCGCTTTTATCTAATGGTACTAATGTATCTTGGGGCGCTTTAAATTTAGCAGGTAGCGGCGTTACAGGTGTATTACCAGAGGTACATGGCGGTACTAATCAAAACTCATATGTAGTTGGTGATACTCTTTATGCATCAGGTACAAATACGCTAGCTAAACTACCTCCTAATACATCAACTACAAGACAATATTTAGGTCAAACAGGTACAGGTTCTGCAGGTGCGGCTCCAACATGGTCAACACTAGCTGCGGGCGACATCACTTCAGGAACACTTGTAACAACTTATGGTGGCACAGGACTAAGTTCTT